GGATATCGAAGAGGCTATGGATCCAGTCGGTAAGGAAGATGATGATATCGATAACGATGGTGATAGTGATAAAACTGATGCTTACTTAAAGAAGAGAAGAGCTGCGGTTTCTAAAGCTATTAAGAAAGAATCAACTGATGATTTAGATTTAAAAGAGCTGATGCCAGATTTTCAAGGTCAGGGTGGTAGAGCTTTGGATCGCCATAAGCAAGATTTAGATTCATCAAAAAAAGCTGCTTTAAGAAAGAAATCAAAAGCTTTATCAGATAGAGCTGAAAAAACTAAAGATCCTAAACAAAAAGCAAATCTTATGAAACAGAAAGCGGATATTCAGGATAAAATAAAAAAAATTGGTTGAGCAATTTGCTTTCTATTCCCTTTTGTTATGGCAGATTGGAATAATATCATACATATTGTTAAATAAGTTCTATGGTAGGAATCCAAAGAAGATTATCAAAACATCTCAACCAACTGCTGTTGAGGTTGATCTACCAAAGAAATCAATAGAGCATGTGGATGTAGATATGAAGAAAAATATATTGATGGAAAAGGCAAAGGTTTCAAATCTTAAAACCGATGAGGTAATCAAAGGTAAGGTTAAGACACAAAAAAATAAATTAAAGAAAATGAGAGGGTTATAATGGCTAAAGGATTAGATTGTGGTACATCATTCTACATAACTGCCACAGAAGATAGAATTAAAAAACAAAGGAATGCTTTCCTAACCGTAGATGGTGAGGTTACACAAGTTAAAAGAATGTTAAAACGACAAGGCATTCCATTCGTAGAAAAGAATAAAAAGATACATATCGTTGGTCAACATGCTTTTAACTATGCTCAGATATTCAGCACAGCAGAATTAAAAAGACCTATGAAGAGTGGATTATTAAATCCAGGTGAGAAAGATGCTCTACCGGTTTTAAATGCTATCATTGGTGAACTCTTAGGTGATGCTGTTGGTAATGAAACCTGTGTATACTGTGTTCCATCCAAACCAATTGATGCTCAACGAGAAGTTTCATATCACGAAGATGTGTTGAAAACCATAATCGAACAATATGGATACAATGTAAAGGTAATAGAAGAAGCAGTTGCCATTGGATACGAGGGATTGGTTGATAATCAGTTAACTGGTGTTGCAATCTCTATGGGTGCGGGTATGTGTAACATAGCCGTAATGTATCAAGGGATGACTGCCCTATCCTTTAGTGTGGCTCGTGGTGGTGATTGGGTGGATGAATGTGTATCTACGGATACTGGTGTTTCTAAAGCCAAAGTGACAAATATTAAAGAGAGTTCAAGCACATTGAACTTAGCAAAGGGTGTTTATAATGACATCTATGAAGAGGGAACGGAAGAATCTAATGTTTTAATTGCTATTCGTTCCTATTATGGCGCTCTTATCAACTATTTATTAACGAACCTAAGAGTCCAGTTTGAGGGAATAGATAATGTTCCAAACTTTCCTGATCCAGTTCCTATCGTAATCGGTGGGGGAACTGCTTTGGTAAAGGGATTCTTGGATGTATTTAATGAACAGTTTGATCAAACAGAGTTTCCGATACCTGTATCAGAGATAGTCTTGATCGAGGATGCCCATACGGCAGTTGCTCGTGGGTGTTTATCGGAAGCACAATTAGTTGAGGAAGATGAAGAGGACGACAGTTAAAGAAGTAGCCAGATGGTTAAAAACACTTGAGGAATTTCGTTATCGAAAGGTCAGAGGTGTGGATGCCAGAAGGGTTGCTTCATTTATAAACAACGGCGTGAATGAAACCGAACTACCTAATTCATTGGTGAAGAAATGGGATAGGGCTAAGTACGGAAGAGAAAAACATCTGGCTAATAAATTTATTCAACAAAAGATAAATACAAAGCTCAGCACCATGGAGAGTGTTGAGTATAAAGATTTTTATAAAGGGTTATACAATGAGAAGAAAAAACAAAAAGAACAAAGTTAAGAATTCAGTATGCTATGTAGAGGTTAAGAATAACCAATACGAAAGAGCAATATCGGAATTTAAAAAAAGGGTTAAGAATTCAGGTCTGTTATTGGAGCTGAGAAACCGAGAGTTCTACGAGAAGAAGTCTGCTGAAAAGAGAAGAAAGAAAAAATTAAACATATTGAGAAACAAATATAACACTATGGATTAGGTTTTAAAAAAAACTACATATTTATTTATACAATCCAATACACCGTGGGTCCTTTACGGTGTCTAATAATACCAAATCAATATTAAAGTTCAGAATAACTTTACTTAACTATATAAGATAGTTGGAGACAAAATATGTCCGATTTATTAAAAGAAGCTATTGCTGATGCAAAAACAGTTCGTGAAACTGCTATTGCCAATGCTAAGATGGCGCTTGAAGAAGCTTTCACTCCACATCTGAAATCAATGCTTTCTGCCAAACTCGCTGAGGATGACATGGAAGATGATGAAGATGAGAAAGAAAATCCATTTGACGGTGAAGAAACCTACGGTGACGAAGATGAAATGCGACACGATAACGATGAAATGCGACACGATAACGAAGAAGAGATGGAACCTGAAATGGATGACGAAGATGAACCTGAGATGGAAGAAGAAGGTGTCATCGAAATCAATGGTGTGAAGTATGCTCCTGTCATGTCCGAAGAAGATGATGAAATGGAAGACGAAGAAGAGGGTATGAGAGAAGATCAAGAGCTTGATTTAGAATCTGTAATCAAAGAGCTAGAAACTGAAATCAAAGAAGCTGACGAAGACGAAGATGAAGATAAAGTTGACGAAGCTAAAGATGATGAAGATGAAAAAGTTGACGAAGAGATCGTAACCGAAGAAGATGAAGAAGATGAAGATAAGGATAAAACCGATGAACAATCTACATCCTCTGGTATCGGAAAAGGCACTGGTGTCAAGATGGCTAGCCCGTCTGATGAAGAAGATCCTGGCAAAGGCAAAGACAAACCTCATTCTAAGAATGAGTCTGTTGAGCTAAAAGCAGAGCTTAAAGAATATAAGGAAGCTGTCACATTTTTGCGTGAAAAGCTTCATGAAGTTAACATCCTGAATGCTAAACTTCTTTACACAAACCGTCTGTTCAAGGAATATGTCCTAAGTAACGACCAAAAGATGAAGATTGTTGAGACCTTTGATAGAGCTCAAACTGCTCGTGAAATCAAATTGGTTTACTCTACTTTGGCAGAATCCTTTAAGGGTGGTTCGGTAAAGAAAACTCGTGTTCAAGAATCAGCTAGTGTTAAGAGTGGAACAACTAAACCTACGAAGAAGATCATAACTGAGGAATCAGAAGTAGCAAGTCGTTTCAAGAAATTAGCTGGTATTATTTAATTAACAACTCTAATTTTGGAGAAAAAAAATGAGTGAAATAAAAGATACTCTTCTTGAATCTGCTTCCCCTATTAAGAAGCAAAAAGAAGAAGCTGCTAAACTCGTTACAAAATGGGAGAAATCTGGTCTTTTAGAGGGAATGGATAATGACTGGCAAAAATCTGGTATGGCTACTTTGTTAGAAAACCAGGCTCGTCAGTTAATATCTGAGAACTCTAAAACATCACCATCCGGTGGAACTGGTGTAGGTGATGAAGAATGGTCAGGTGTTGCTCTTCCATTAGTAAGACGAGTTTTTGGTAACATTGTTGCACAGGAACTTGTTTCTGTTCAGCCAATGAACTTACCATCTGGTCTTGTCTTCTTCTTGGATTTCAAGTATGGAGATTCATTTAACAAGTTCACCTCGGGTGAATCATTAGCCGGTAAAACTGGACCTAACTCACCATCTGGATCTGAAGCACCTTTCGGTGAAGGTGGATTCTACGGTGAAGGTCGTTATGGATACACTATTAGTGGTTCACAGTTAACTGGCCAAACAGCAACGGCTGCACAAGCTGTATATCAAGATATAGACTTCAATACAGAAGTTTCTGCATCTTTAAACAGCGGAGATAAGTTCTTTAAAGTAACTTATGCTACAAGTAACTTAGTGAATCCTGATCTTAAAGCTGTTCGTGCTTACAATATTCGTCAGTTTGATGTTGTAACTGATGCAGATCACAGTCATACAGC